CGATATCTACCGATGCGGCCCTCTCGGGTCTTCCGGATGATTGTCCTTTTAAGGCGGGCGCTCTTGCGTCCTTTGGCCGTACGCGCCTGACCTACCCTTCACGGGTGGGCACGGCGAAGGTCGGTCAGGTCGATGTTCTTTCTACCTCTGGTCAACTGATGGGTCACCCCTTATCTTTCCCTCTCCTTTGCGTCATTAACCTCGGTGTTTACCGGGCTGCTGTCGCAAAGTATGAGAAGTTGTACGGTGAGGCCTATCCTGATCGGCTGGCTGCGCTTCAGGCTCAAACACCGCTTATTAACGGTGACGATATCCTCTTCAAATGCGACTTTGCGTTCTACGAGCTATTTATGGCTTGTGCGAACTCGGTCGGCTTTGTCGAGTCTGTCGGTAAGAGCTATCTTTCTGACTCGTTTGCTCAAATTAATTCCCGTTGTTTCTCTGTTCGCCAGCTTCGTCCTTACGACGAAATTAACGAGCATGGTTACCTGAACTCCTATTTCCTAACCGGAACGTCAGCCAAAGCTGGCGATTCGACTGCACTCCCCACAGATTTGGGTCGAGATATCAGTCTGATGTGCCGCCGTTGCCCTTGGGCGAAGGTGGCCGTTCCGGAGATTATGGACCGATTCAGACGGCATTATCCACAGGTTTTTGCAAATTACCGTGGCTTTGCGCCGAACTGGTTCTTACCGGTTCAGGCGTTTGGCCTCGGTTTGCATCCCGACGATTGTGCCATGGGAGAATTTCAGATTACGCGTCAGCAGCGCCGCATGGCGAAGTACGCCCAGGATCATCCTGAATCACGACTTTTCGTGAAACGGTTCGATCCCAAGGCGCAAGGTTCTCAACAAGTTCCGAAGAGTTTGCTGCGTCGCACAGGTACCCGTTCCGCCTGGATTCCGACTAATCCCGCCTACCTTCCGGTGGACGAGAACGGTCTCATATCCGACGAGATTAGTGAGAATTTTCCACAGCTTTCTCACCTGATTGGGGCCCGTGTTCAGAATTCCAACGCCTGGATGACAGAGTTCCAGGTCTTCCTCCATACCTCCCGGCTTCGGCCGAGGTCTGAGAAGACTCTGCAGATTAGTCATCTAGTCGATGGTCTTAAAGTGCGCGGCTATCTCTCCGATGCCGAAATTCGCGACATGTTTTCCTTCCGGTCGATTGTTCTGGGTGAGCAGCGATGCCCCCCTCACCACTTGTCCGTTCGGAAGATTGTCTCGGCTCTCGACAATTGCGCGAAGATTGAGTTTCAGTCGAGATTTCACGAGAATGTGGATCCGGATGGCTGTAAGACGATAACCTTCGTCTCGGCCTTCCCTCGACATCACTAGACTTCCGGGGTCGTGTGGGGTGATACCCCAAAACGTTGGGGAGCTTCGTCTTCCTGTAAACACTTACGTGCTAACCAAAATGCCGAGAGACTGCACGGCGGTCCTCATCACTGAGTTCCCACATGATGAACAGTCCCCGTACTGGTCGGGGATCCCGTACTACCAGTAACAAACACCAACGACTACCACAAATGTCTCCCAAGCACTCAATCCCTGCCGCTGCGGCAGTGGCGGCTGTGGCTGCTGCAATGAAAACCAAACCGGTTGCAAACTTTGGCAACGAGGCGATCAAAGCGATTCTTCCCGAGGTGACTCGGAACGTCGCTAGCCTCTACTCTGCCGAACTGGGCAACCTAATGGCGAAGCAGAAGAAGGTCCGTTCTCGGACAAATTCTGCTCGCTCTTCTACGCAGCCTGCTGCCTATCCGCAGGTATCTCGCACCAAATCTTCTCTTTCGACTACCAAGGATGGCGGTCTCCGGATTCGTCGGTCTAACCTCATCACCACAATTGATGGTGCGGGTACTGACTTTACGGCCGGTTCCACCTACCCACTCTCGGTGCAGACTTTTGTTTGCAATCCGCTCGTGGGAAATACCTTTCCCTGGCTTGTCGAGATCGCCTCCCGATTCGGACGCGTGAAGGTGAACAGCATGTCAATGACCTATGATCCCGCGGTGAGCACTCTCACTTCGGTTCAGGTCTGTCTTGCCTGGACGCCCGACGTCTCCTCGAATGCTCCCTACTCGTTCGATGCGATTTGCTCGAACGAGGGCGCAGTCAAGGGCCCTGTTTACTCTCCTATGACCGTTTCCTGTCCCGTGAAGGGCGGGACGACCTTCCGGTACACCGCCGGGAACCCTTTCGGCGCCATACTGAACTTGCTAACGGACGATTATCGCTCGTTGCACCCTCAGGGCGCTGGTTCGGATCCCTACTGGAGTACTTTCGGTCAGGTCATTGTTGCCAGCCAGATGGTTTCCGACTCTGGTGGAACGTCTTACACGGGCCTTATTGGCTCGTTGACGGTTCACTACGATGTCGAATTGTATGACCCGGTTTATTCCCTAACGCGGGACGCCTTCACGGCGTGCTCGACGTTCAAGTGGGATTTGCCCAAGGTCGTTAATATTCCCAAATGTTTTGACAACTCTGATGCAGCATGGCACTTCGAAGGTTTCAACTCCTCC